TGCCTTGTTATAAACACCAGGAGCACCTGCTACTTGGAAGAAGTCAAGAATCTTAGATTCATAAGCAGTAGGAACCCAAGCAATCTCAGTGTTACGAACCAGAGCACCAGCAGTAATAGTGGTAGTGTTATTGAACGCAGGGAATGAATAATACAGACGGTCGATAACTACGTTATTACCAACTTCACTTACAGTGTTGTCTGCTTTATCCAGTTTGAAAATTGAAGAACTGGAACCGAAAGGATTGCTACTGAAGTTAGCAGAACGCAGGCGAGTGCGAAGCAAATCCTTACCAGTGAATGAAGTATCCAGGTTCAGACGCAGATCATAGTTGAATGCGGTGTGAGTGATATCACCATCTTTGGTCTGGTAGTTATCAACACCACCGATTACGAAGTTTGCTTCACCACGAAGTTTAGTAGTCGTGGAGAACTGTTGTGCCTCAAGTGTAGTGACTTGTGCTTCTAGTTTTTCTACACGACCACGAAGAACAGCAAGTTCTTGTGAAAATTCTGCTTGAAGACGCTTCAGTTCATCGGTAACTTCAGTCACACGATCAAGGCAAGCATTCAGAAGTGCTGCTGCCTCATAACGGGTCATTGCTTTACCACCACCAAAGGTGCCGTTAGGATAACCAGCAACGCAACCATAACGCTCTACGAGGTTGCTGAGTGCCTGATATGCCCAATCGGTAGGACGGACATCAGAGAATTGAGTAACGCTTGTAACCTGCTCAGAAGAGTATTGGTTGACTGCTGCCATATTAAGGTCTGCGGCATTCGCAGCAACAGGAGCAACCATTCCCAGAGCAACAGGTGCAAGCATCAGTTGTTTGAGTTTCATAAAAATTTGTTTTTAGTACTAAACGACATTTGTGTAACTTTGCAAATAGTTGCGGCATCGTCACATCACGGTATTTATCTTAACAGTTTCTTTGGGATTATGTCAAGTTCAAGATTTACGGATTATATAAGCGTTCCCTTCTTTATCAAATCCATCAATATCAATGTAGTGAGGTTCCCCATTAAAGTTATCTACAGGAGAAATTAATAGATAAGGTCCAGGAACTCTATCATCATGAGGATGATATGTTTTCCAACTAGTTGGATGAAAGTGAACGGTAATTACTTTTTTACCAGGATTCCTACAAGTATATCCAAGTTCTCTCATATGGTATGCAATTTTATTATCACACCCAGGTTTTCCCATAGTATAATTCATTTCCTTTTTAGTAGAAATAGGTGCCTTAAATACCCATGTATCTTGAGATGCTGGATTTTCGTAAGGTTCAATCTCCCATTTTTTACCATCACCCGTAGATATCTCCCACCTACTCAAGGCATAAAAAGTTTTATCCATTGTTACACTTTCAAAATATCGCAAAGTATCATCAAAGATAATATCTGCATTTGCAACAATGCAGATATTATCTTTTAAATTTTCATTACAAAAATCAAAAAGTTCTTTATAGGTTGGACGTTCTTTTACGAAAATCTTTTTAATTTTTGGAGAATCAAAATTCAATTCAGCATCTTCTTCCATGAAGATATATACATTCTCGACGTATTTATTTCCAAGATTTTGATGAAGGCAATAAAGATATTCCCCATTTCTCATATGATTGAGAGAATTAAAATATTCTATAATAAGATTCATTGATTCTTAATCCATTCCACTAAATTTACTTTAGGTTCCCATCCAAAGACAGACTTAATTTTAGAATTATCAGCAAGAGTTTCTCTTGCCTCTCCAATTCTTGGTTCAATATTTATTTGATTATTAGAAATAGTATTTGCTATCTCATTGATAGAGTAATTCTTTCCAGGGCCCACATTATAAAGTTGTCCATAATATTGATCATCAACATCAATAGTTGCCGCAAGAATGTTTGCAGCAACAGCATCAGATACATGAGTAAAATCCCTACGCTGCTCACCATCTCCAATAATAGTCAATGGATTACCTTCAGATCTTTGTCTTAAAAATATTCCAACAACTGGAGCATATTGTCCTTTTAATGGTTGTCTTTCACCATAAACATTAAAGTATCTAAAAATTATGGTTTTCAGACCAAACAATTTTGTATACATCGAACAAAGTTTTTCACCAGAAATCTTAGATACAGAATATGGATTTAAACAATCATCCAATTGATTCTCATTATTTGGGGTCTTGTTATGCCCATAACCAGATGATGATGATGAGTATATCACCTTTTTAACCCCTACCTCACGAGCACATTGAAGAACCGTGGCAGTTCCTAATACATTTGTTTTAACTGCAAGAAGAGGATTTTGTATTGCTGGTTGGATTCTTGCTTCTGCTGCAAGGTGAAAAATATAATCTACATTAGTATAAAGTTCTCTTGTTTTTTCATAGTCACAAATATCATACTTATAATTTTGTGATTTATCATTCCAATAAAATTTTCCATTAGATTCTGCACTCTCATTATCAATTACAATAACTTCATGACCCAATTTAACTAATTCATCTACAATATGCGACCCAATAAATCCTGCGCCACCTGTTACTAAAGATTTCATTTTTTCTCTATTGCATTACTTCAGAATATAAATCTACGATTTGTTTTTTTACAAAATCATAAGAATATTTTTCAAAATATTTATTCGCAGTATTAGAACTCATTTCCAAATAAAGATCTTTACTATTTTCAATTTCCATAAGTTTATCCGAATAATCTTCAATACTATAAGCCATATATCCACATCCTTCTATTTGCTCAGCGTGTCCCATTGATATAGTTCCTGGATGCGTGATAATTGGTTTTCCGTGATACATTGCTTCAATCATTGCAACTGAACAGACTTCACCATCGACTCTTGAGTGAGCATAAACATCAATTGCACCAAGAAAATTGTGAATAAGATTCTGATCTGATGAGAAATCAATAAAATGTATATTATCGAGGTTTAATTTATTAGACAGTTCTCTATGCCTATCACTTCCACCAAGTAAAATAAAGTGATTATTTTTATTTGATATATTTGAATAAGCATAAAGAGATATTGGAGAAAAAATATTAGGATCATTTCTTTGATGAAAACCATAAACAAAAGCATCCTCAGGAATACCCAATTTCTCCCTAAGATTGGATTTAAATTTATTAGGAACTGAAACCAAATTTGGTATAACAACTGCCTTCTTAATATTTCCCCCATTACTTGCCCATTTATTTGCTTGCCACTTGGATATTAAAATTGCCTTTTCAATATTACTTTTATCTTCTCCACTATCACTATGGATACCATCAATTATTTTTGTTCTATTAATTAAATTGAAAGGATACTCTGGATATCCACCTCTAGCAGTTTGAATTACATCATACTTACTTTCATCAAATAAGTCCCAAAAATTGGTATTATTCCAAACATAAGGAGATATATTTGCTTCTTTAGATTCAACATAAACTGGAATAGTGTTAATACCAAAAGATTCTACCCATTGTTTTCTATTGTCATCATTGTCAGGATGAACGAACCAATGGTTTAAAAATGGAGCAGCATTAGTATAATAATAATCCACTTGATAATTATTCTGAGATAAAATCATTGCAATGTTTTGCAATGATTTCTCTGTTCCGCCGGATGCTAACCCGGCAAATTTTATACATGCAACTTTTTTCATTTTACCTCAACGTAGAATCATATTCTCCACTTTTAGACCCCTGATAAAACAGGGGTGGGATAGCCCAATATACATTCATATCTAGTTTATAAAATTGGTATGCCAATTCCCAATCACTTACGAGTTGAAAAGGGATAATAGAATCGTAGATTCTTTTTGCAGATTCTTTTTTTAAAAGATATGCTTCAGCACAATTTGTTGATGGATGTTTTACTTGGGCAAATCTTTCATTTATTAAACGCGATTCTCGAAGTTTTTGATTCATAAAATCAATTCCACATCCAGCACCCATAAAGATAGAATCCCAATTATCTGGTGCAGTATCAATAAGTTGTTGTATTTTATCAACAAAATTATTTTCAATTGGAATTGCATCATCTTCAAGAATAAGTCCGATATTTTCTTTCTGATGGGCAATTTTTTCTATAGCAAGAATATGTTTAATGGTGCAAGATATTTCTGCAGGATTTATAATCCTAAATCTATGAATTCTACTATCCCACAAATTCTTTATCTTCTCATTAAACTTTTCTTCATCTGCAAAATAATACTTATTACCTTCAATTTCTTCTTTATCATAATCAGTTATAAACTCATAATCACAATCAGTATTTGACAAAAAAGATAATATATTATTTTTTCTATCTTCAAGTTTGGTATAGTGAATAATATATGTTTTCATTTTGGTGCAAATAATACATCATTACAAGACAACTCATCTATTATAGAATATTCCATCTTATCCATATAATCAAATATTACCTTTCTCCTATTATCAAAAGTAGTAGTTTCAATCATAATGTAATTTGGTTTATATTTTTTTATATCAAATCCATTAAGAACAGAGATTTCATACCCCTCAACATCTAAAGATATAAAGTCAATTTTTTTTATATCATGTTTAATCAATAATTTATTTAGAGTAGTTGCAGGAACTTCTATTAATCTATCAAAAATATTACTTTTATGTTTTAAAAGTTCATCATCAACCCAATCACCACTATCATATACCATTGACATTAAACTTTCATCATATCCATCTTCATTGAAATTTCCACTAATAAACTCATCAGTATAATTATCACTCACTAATGCATAATTCTCAACAATGGAATTTCTTCTTATCTTTTTACATTCAAAAAATTTTTTTGCATTTGGTTCAATTAATAGACCAGTCCAATTATATTCAAATTCATATAATGCAGTATTTGATTGTGATATGCCATCATTAGCACCAGCTTCAATAAAAAAACCACTTTTAAAATCAAGATATTTTAAAAGTTTATCATCAATTCCATGAAGTCCATATGTCATTTTATATTTCCTCGTTATCAAGATTTAACTAGATGTGTTGCATAAACAGACTTGCAATACTCTATTTTTCCTGTTTTTTTTATATCATTAACTAAATTTTCAATATTTTTACAAAATTCTTTATCACTCATGTAATGATTCATATCATCTATCATGATTACACTATCATCAAATTTCTCAGAATATTTTTTAACTGAATTTAATTCTTTAGGCAAATAAACATCCATCAATTCACCAATATAATTTCCACCAGACCAATGGGCATCTAACCATAAAAGAAATGGTTCATCAATTGTTTCAAGTATTTTTGGCAATTCAATTTCAGAACTGCCGCAGAACAAATAAACATTTTTATTATTTTTAAATCTTTCTTTACAATTTTCAAAAAGAACAGGATTCAATTCAATACTATAAATTTTTTCAAATCCAGACTTTAAAGCACATTCTATTCCATCACCATCGGCTGATCCAGTTTCAATAAAAATTTTTCTATTTTTTTTACGTTCAATAAGTTCAGAAGCATTTGAATTTAGTGGCATTTTATTTTAAAATAATATCTTTTATATATGTTAACACATTTTTAGGGTTTACGAAATCTGGAACTTGATTATTATTAAACCAAGGTTCACTCAAGATCTCCTCATATAGACTTTGATTATTATCCACTTCAAAAATATAATCAATTAATTCTTCATCACTACCAAAAGAGTGTGCATTGATAAAAGATTTTTGATTGAAGTCATATATTACATCTGGAGCACCCCAGTATATTGGAATAGTATTGGTAAACATAGGTTGTATAATTTTTTCCGTCACATATCCATTATTGGAAGTATTTTCAAAACTAATATTAAATTTAAAAAAATTGAGAAAGTTAATTTTATTTTCCTGATCTCCTCTTCCTTCTAAAAGACCACCAATATTATTATAAAGTCCACCACCACAATGAACTTTACCCCTCTTCATGAGTTTAGGAACAAAATCAACTCTCTTTCCTTTTGGTTGAGTTGCAACAAAAGAACAAAACCATTTTTTATCTATAAGATTTGATAAATCTTTCTGGAGAAATTTATCTACGGAGTGAAGATACGATTGATCTCGCTTCTCGTTATGGTGAACATTAAACCAATTTAAATGTAGAGCCCATAAGGGAAGTCTATAATTTCTTTCATCATCAATATTTTCGAAAGTAAATGCAAAATGAGATTGATTGAAATCTGCTGGTTGATTTTCACCTGTATAAAAAACTTTTTTAGTTTTACCGTTATTATACTTCAGATGATTTTGTTGTTTAAAATAATCAACCGAGTGAAATAAAATATCTGGTTCATCTTCAGTTATTATAACATCAAACTCTTGACTCAGAAGATGATAAAAATAGTTGTCTGTTTTTATTAGATTGGGCCAAAAATCTACAAAGTTAACTGTAATTTTTTCTTTTTTCATAATTAAATCCATCTTTCAACTTTTATGTTTCTACTTCTAATCTCATCAATAAACATTTGAGTATTGTAGTTGGATTTTAAAAGATGATTATGCCATTCAATATAAATTTCATCTATCAAATTTATAGTATCATCATCTATAAGTTTACCCAAAACATCATATTCGGCACCTTCAATATCCATTTTACAAATAACATAATCATCAGCACTAATATTGGACTTCAAATATTTCGAAAAGTCTATGCAGTTTACATCAATACTTTTATCTAAATCTTTATCATCAATATAATGAGGTTTACTCCACTCATCTTCCATTATATTAGTTGCTCCACCAGATTTTAAATCATATCCAAGATGCTCTCCAGTATGTTGACAAACATATTCACCATCAAATGATTCGATAGTTAATTTCTTTTGACATTCTTCTATCCAAATAGCAACTTCATTGAAAGTAATAGAGTATTGTTGATATTTTTCATCAGCAAATCTCTCTTTAGAATAATTTATTGCATATGGATTAGGTTCAAAACATTGAATATCAAAACCATTATTCACAATTCCCATATCTATAAATTGTAGTAGTCCCTGTCCCAAATTAGTTCCACAATCCAAAAAAACCTTTTTCATTACTCAAACCACTCCTTTCTCCATTGTTGACCGCCAGCAAAATGACGAATAATTACATCTTCTTTTACAACCTTATTAATTAAAAATTGACAGCTAGACTCACCTTCAATTTCAGTCACATTCCATGATGTAGGAAGAATCTCTACATGTTCGTATAATTCATCTAAAGAATACATTGTCCACTCATTCTTATCTGAATGCCAACCATAATTTGGAAGATTCCAAAAAGGTTCATCGGAATGCCTTTTAATACCAGCAAGAGAGTACCAAGAGGCCTGTTCTCTAAACTCGTGCCAGAAACTATTAATATATCCAAATCGATCATGTCTAGTTAGAACATCATTCAAAGACAAATACCTATCTTCGGAAAGTATATTCGAAACCAATTGACGAGTCCACTCATTGATTTTAATTGAGTAATTACCCATACAATGTGTATTTCCAGAATCAATTGCATATGAAAATGATTTATTTGTTTCATATGCAATTTCAGTATTTGCAATGCACATGTCTGCATCTAAATGAGTAACAATATCACCATCAGTTACATAACCCTCCTCAAGCATTTGATCCAGGATAGTAAATTTCAACCAAGTATAATTACCACGATACTTATAGAGATTATCCTTTAATTCAAGATACTCAAAACCGTGCTTATCAGCATACTCTTGATTTCTTGGTGACATATAAGTGTCAAAGAATTGTTGCCTTTGATCCTCATAAGACCCGAAGACTAAAAGAATTTTTTTCATTCATCCGTACCCGTAATTACATAATCTTTTTACAATATTTTTAAAAATTCCCTCAAGTGAAAAATATTCTTCATATACTTTTCTTCCATTTTCAAGAAGTCTATTATATTCTACATCAGAAATTGATTTTAATATAGTATCAATATATTCAATCTCATCCTCATTTATAGGTACACAAAAATCATTCCAATCCAATTCATCCATCCAAGGCAAATAATGAACATCAGAAATATAAACTGGAACGGTTCCTAGTTGAAGAATTTCATAAAGTCTAAAACTACTCTTTCCATACCCTCTAGGAGCAAGTGCAAATTTACTTGAGCAAGTAATATCAACAAACCTCTTAAAGTTTTCAATAGGAACTGTAGTAGACCAATTTCCTGCAGTAATTTTATATCCTTCTTTACCCCTTAAGTGATTACACATATCCATACGAATTGGATGAGTATTTCTAGATCCAACAAAAGAAGCAAAAATGGTTTTTTCTTTACTTGAAATTAATTCTTTGGGAATTGGACTACAAATCAATGGAATGGGAATAATATTATCACCTTCACGATTTCCTCCAGCAGAAAAAATCAGAGTGTCTTCTGGAAAATTTTCAAAAGGTCCATCATCAAATTGAGATACAGTAAAGTACTTACCTTCAGGATTTAAAGTTTGATCTAGTTCATTTTGAATATTTTGATATTGTTTTCCAGCAAACATCGCATTACAAAAAACATTAGTCCAGAAAACGTCAATATATTCTCTATCTGAAGAGATATTTTCTTCGTTCCATCTTTGAAAAAAATACTCTTCTAGATATTTTCCAGTATGATAAGGAGGATATTTGGGAGACACTGACTTAACTCTCAGTGCATCATTTTTCATAAGTACCACAAACCTTCCTCCTTAAACTTATCAATTTTAGCTTGGAGACCTTTGATCCAATTGTTATGAACTATCATAGCATTATCCTTTCTTCCTTGTATATAATAAACGTGTCCATTTGGAAATAGATCCTCTGATAACAATGCAATATGTTCATTGTATTTGGTCAGAGCAATCTCATTCATAATTAACTGGTCATCGTTAGTTTCATCTGCTCCACACTCGGCAACTAACTGACGACATTCTGGTTTTTCATTAAATACCATGAATCCAGTGCAAATTGTAGAACCAGGTGCATCAGTCTGAAACAACACTTCTTCATGCCCAGTAAGAATTTCTACTGGATTCTCTTTGAATACAATATCGGTATCAACCCACATCAGATTTGGATGTTCTTTATGAACCCGATCAATAATCTTCCACTTGTGTCTGACAATATCCCTGAATCCACTATTTGAATCAAATGTCCAATCTTGATAGTCCTTTAAATCTTGATTAATATAAAGAAATGCACCTTTATATCCTTTAAGAAGAAGTAATTTATATACTTCTTCATCCATACATGCAATGATAAAATCATCCATAGTAATGCCCACTTTTTCAGCAGACTTTAACATATTCAAACAAATATCGAGACATCCTAAGTTTAAAAATGTAAGAAATTTCACTGTAATTTATACCATTGGTAAGTTTGTTCGATACCTTCACGAAGACTAATTTTTGGTTCCCATCCAAGTGCTTTAATCTTATCAACGTTCAAAACTTTACGAGGAGTGCCATTTGGTTTCGTTGTGTCCCACTCAATGTCTCCAGGAAAACGAACAACATCAGAAATTATGTGTGCCAATTCTTTAATTGTTACGTCCTCACCAGTTCCAATATTAATGTGCTCCGCATCATCATATTTCTGCATACAAACATAACACGCCTCTGCCAAGTCATCAACGTGCAGAAACTCTCTCATAGAAGAACCATCACCCCATAGTTTCACAGTACCATACCAAGGTCCACCCATATCAATTGTATATCCATTCTCCTTCATATAATGAAACTTAGCAATCATCGCAGGGAGAACGTGGGATGTTTCTAGATCAAAGTTATCATTGGGACCATACAGATTTGTAGGCATCAGTGAAATGGCATTGAAACCGTGCTGCTGGCGATATGCCTGACACATCATGATACCAGCAATTTTAGCAATTGCATAAGCATCATTAGTTGGTTCTAAAGCACCAGTCATCAACTGATCCTCTGTAATTGGTTGAGTTGCAAACTTAGGATAAATGCAGGATGATCCAAGAAACAAAAGTTTATTTACGCCGAAGTTATAAGACTGTTGAATAATATTAGTTTGGATTTGGAGATTCTCAGTCAGAAAGTCTGCCTTATAGTTGTTGTTTGCCATAATACCACCTACTTTGGCAGCAGCAACAAAAACATACTCAGGTTCCTCTAAAGAAAAATACCTCTCGGTTTCATCCTGATTTGTAAAATCAACATTATCACGAGTTCCTTTAATTATATTGGTATAACCTTTACCCTCAAGGTTTCTGATTATTGCCGACCCAACCATCCCATTGGCGCCTGCGACTAATACTTTAGAATCAAATTTCATTTTCACACATACCTTTAATCAATTGTTCAAAAGAGATCTTAGGACTCCATCCAAGATTTTGTTTTGCTTTGGTAGAATCTCCTAAAAGTGTTTCAACCTCAGCAGGTCGAAAATATTTAGGATTGATAATAACACGAACAAGTCCAGTATTTTTATCAATTCCAACTTCATCAAGACCTTCACCTTCCCACTGAATATTCATTCCAAAATAAGGTGCAACCTTTTCCACAAACTCACGAACAGAATACTGTTCTCCAGTAGCAATTACATAATCTTCTGGAACATCTTGCTGAAGCATTAACCACATTGCTTCTACAAAGTCTTTAGCGTGTCCCCAGTCACGTTTTGCATTGAGATTACCCAATTGAAGTACTGTTTGCTTTCCTTCTGACATCTTACGAAAAGCATTGGTAATCTTTTTGGTTACGAAGGTATCTCCACGACGAGGAGATTCATGATTAAAAAGAATTCCAGTACAAGCATACATCCCATAGGACTCACGATAGTTTTTTGTAATCCAGTATCCATAAACCTTTGCGCATCCATATGGTGAACGAGGATGAAATGGAGTAGTTTCTTTTTGAGGAATCTCCTGAACTTTACCAAACATCTCCGATGTAGATGCTTGATATATTCTTGTTTTCTCTTCCATTCCTAGAAGACGAACTGCTTCAAGAATACGAAGAGTTCCTAATCCATCAACCATACCAGTATATTCTGGCATCTCAAAAGAAACTTTTACATGACTTTGAGCACCAAGATTATAAATCTCATCAGGTTGAACTTGCTGAATGACTCTTACAAGGTTTGTAGAATCAGTTAGATCTCCATAATGAAGTTTAATTTTATCGTAAATATGATCAATGCGATTAGTGTTGATCAAGGAAGATCTACGAACAATACCATGCACATCATATCCCTTTTCTAAAAGAAGTTCGGCAAGATATGATCCATCTTGCCCTGTTATTCCAGTAATTAACGCAACTTTCATTTTGTAAATAATAAATTTTCAACAACAATAAAATCTAATTCTGTATTTTCTAATACATAAAATGCATCTTCAACTGTAGTTAGTATAGGTTTTCCCCTAATATTAAAAGAAGTATTCATAATCATAGCAGGATATTGTCTATTAGACAACTCTGTTAGGATTTCATAAAACAAAGAATGCTGTTCTTTAGTTACTGTTTGAAGTCTTGCTGTTCCATCCTCGTGAGTAATTGAAGGAAATACATTTTTATATTCTTCTTTTACTGTTGGAGCAAAACTCATATACTCTGATGGATATGCATTATCAAAATATAAATCTTTATCTTCTTCTCTACAAACTGGTGCAAAGGGTCTAAACCATTCTCTAAATTTCACTTTGGAATTGATAATATATTTCATATCTGGAATAGAAGGATCACAAATAATACTTCTATTCCCCAATGCTCTAGGACCAACTTCAGAATATCCTACAATTATTCCACCAATCTTTCCATCTTTAATTAAATCAACTATTCTAGTAATTGTAGTATATTCAACTCTATCTTGATATTGCTGATAATAATATGGTATTTTATCTCTATCTAAAATATCAAATCCACAATAAGGAGACAAACTAATATCTAAAGTTTGATAATAAGTAAAATGCCCCAGAGATAAACCACAATCATTTGGGTTTGGCGGAACATACAACTTCAATCCCTTTGATTCTAAGTATTCTTTCAACTTTTGATTGAAGATAACATTTAAAGCACATCCACCAGAAAATACCAAGTCTAAATTATACTTTTCAATGTATGGTTTTATAAGGGAGAAACATAAATTCTCAAATACATATTGATTTGTTGCAGCAAGATCATAAGAATCTTGTCCACTGAAACAATCAGTAAAAAGTTCTACTCCCATTTCTTTAGACATTTCCTCTAAAGATGGTCCTATACATGACCAATGAACTATTGGATGCTGCTTATAAAATTTTTCTATTGGAGAAACCCATTCTTGTCTAACTTTTCCATAAGCAGAAAGACCCATTATTTTACCTGCATATGCTAAAGAAGATTTTTGATCCAGATCACCATTATTTCCCTTGTTTATTTCTTTAACAAAGTTTCCAAAATATTGATAAATTCCTGGATTAAATATGAATGGTTCATTTTCAAGATTTGTGTGACCTAAGGTAATAAACTCTTCTTTAGAAAAAAGATACATACTGTAACTTCTCAAAGACATTTCACTCGAAGTTTGATAATCCATTCCTCCACCATCAAGTGACATTACAAGACATTCTTTACTAAATCCACTTTGAAAATATGCTCCCGCACAGTGAGATATATGATGTCCCATTGATGCAAATTGTGCTCTGGGAAAATATTTTAGAAGAAAAGTTATATCATAATCATCCAATTCACTATGCAATATAATTTCTGGTTCTTCAATTAAATGAATTTTCAAATAAGTTAGAAATTGATGTCTACATTTATCGTCTATAGAATAATTCGCTCCATCAAGTTCTGCTCTCTTATTAAAAGCAGCATATCTTTTTTTACAAAATCTTTCTAATTCGAATATTCTTATATCTCCATTTTTATCTATAAAAGTAAAAGAAGAATCATGGTATCCATTAACTGCTAAAAATTTTTTATCCAGTAAAAAATTTTTTAATTCTTTTGGTTTCAAAAATAGATCTCTATGTGCATTCATGAGTTAAATAAGACAATATTTTTTTATAATTAGAATCTTTGTAAGATGATGGATTAAGAAACTAAAAAAAGTTGCATGAGTTTTGATATTTCACTAAACCCAAAAAATGCACATAAAAATAAAACATCCCAAAGTTTAAGTTTGATAGCAAAAGGAACAGTGAGTAATCCTCCAATAACCTTTACCATCAAACCATATTTAAAATCTCCCCATAACATAGTTTGATAACCAATCATGAGGAGAATATTTCCAATCCAACGAAGAAGATCCGATTTATGCATAATTGGATTGTTGCAATTAGTACTGTTAAAGTCCATCCGTGACTATTTACTCATGCAACTTCAACTGATTCAAGGTCTTGATATACATATTCCATAAGCATTTCATAGTCATCCAAAGGATCACCAGAAAATACTACCCCTTCACTTTCGTAGTAACGACGAACTTTTTTATAAAGTTTTGGATTCTTTACATCAAGATAAAATTCACCATTTGCTGCACCACGAAGGGTTTGAACGTCTTTCTTGAATTTTGCTGTGAGAGTCATTTTTCTATGTATTGACCTTAGTATTATAAGGGATTGACTTTGAGAAGTCAAGATGGACAGTTTAAGAACCTTCTTCGTGGTCAGTGTATATATTCATCAATTCATCACCCAATGTTGATTCTATTGTATACTTGATAGTTTCGTTATATGGAACTATCACTGCATTTTTTTCACCATCAGCAATAATAAATGATTCACCATTTTCTACTCTATTCATCAGAGTATCAAAATTTGATTGAAATTCTTCGACTGTAAATTTTTGGAGATCTGAAAGTTCTGGATACATTTTCATAAAGTAAGATTTTATGAGTCGGGCATAAAGGATTTGAACCTTTGACCTTTCCGCCCCAAACGGAACGCGCTACCAAACTGCGCTAATGCCCGATGTTTTTATTTTGATGCACAATCAGTATACCCATTGCAGGTCCGAGTGTCAAGAGACAACCAATAATAAACAATGACCATTGATGGGTTAAAAGATATTCTATAATTTTTATCATACAACAGAAACTGTCAATGTTCCACCCTTAGACCAAACAAAAGCAGTCCCTGAAGAATAATCATATATTAAACTCCATTTTCTTGGGTTTAAAGTATAAGTAGCACTCATTTGCGACCATGTTTTACCACTAGAAATTACATCAAGATAAAATTGATGACTCCATATATCTAAACTTCTTCCAGATGTAGGATATTGACCGGGAGTTGATGCACTAGACCTCCAAGTTACATAACTATCTGCGTTAGGATCTGATGAATCACTAGAAAATCCATTAATAACATTGGTAATAAAACCAGTAGTTGGAACAGAAAAATTACCCGAAGTATTGGTGGGACAAATAATTGAAATCTGAGGATTATTGAAAGATTTTATCGGTGTTGCATCATCAGCAGAAAAATTTACATTCCAAGCAAATCCTTCAGCGGGAGAAGACACAGATAAAGTTATAGTTGCCATAATATTTCAATTAATTTATTTTTGTTTATTTATAATAAGAGTGAGTAAGTCCCCAGAAAATAAAAAAACCAATAGTACTAAAAATAATTATAGCGTTATATATTGTTTTAGTCATTTTTTCAATTTAATGTTATTTTCATCCAAGAAAATAGTGGAGGAATAACTCCAACTAATCTCAAAAGTCCCTCAGCAAATAAAGCAAGAACCACCCAACCGACGCACATACTAATGATAGAAGCATTACGGTTGTGTCGTCGTATTGCTGCATCAATCATCTCCTGAACTTCTGTACGACTCACAAATTCATCATAAGAATCCATCATTTTTCATCGCCAAGAAACTTTGCAAGAGGATCTCTTCTTGTTTTAACAATTTCAACTGCTCTTTTATAGAACATATTATCAGTGTTCCCAGAGGATTCAAAAGTCTCCTTGATCTTCACCCAATTATTATAGGTGTGTTGATCCATTTTTTTCTATTCATAGTACTACTATATACTAATCACAGAATTTTAAACGTCATCTAAATGTCAGTGTTTTGTAACACTAATATACAGAAACCGAAAGAAAGTATTAAATTTGTATTCTATGTAACGGAAAGGGTGGGATTCGAACCCACGGTGCTACTAACACGCTTGTTTTCAAGACAAGTTCCTTAAACCACTCGGACACCTTTCCAAATTAAGTCCTTAACGGACTTCAAAATCAAGTCGTCTTACTTTACGTTGACGACGTGCTTCTTGCCAAGCAATATCTTGAGAAGTAAGCACACTTTTATTTTGATTTTCTTTTAAAGAGTTTAGCATAACAATTCGAGATAAGTCAAGTGCTGAAATCTTGTCTCCACGAATTGTTGCCATATTGGGACAACCACACGTTACTGTTTTTGATGGGTGCCCTATTAATTCTTTATTACAATCTTTGCATCTTATTGACAACATTATTTTAAACCCTATTCATTCTCATCAATATAATTTATTTATTATGGGCAATATCGGATTCGAACCAATGACTTACTGCTTGTAAGGCAGCCACTCTACCGCTGAGTTAATCGCCCTTGATGAGTAGTGAGTGCCCACCACTCGCGGAAGACACTCTCCGCAACGAGCGGGGGTGATCAAGTCCCCGACCTAAGAAAACTTAGGATTTAGAGGAAGATCCAGACATTTCCAGACCTTCCAACTCCACAACCTGGATTCGAACCAGGGACCAAGTGATTAACAGTCACCGACTCTACCGCTGAGCTATTGTGGAATAAAGAACCCGAAGGTTCAGAGCGGAATACCGGATTCGAACCGGTGACATCCAACTTGGAAGGATGGCGTTCTACCACTGAACTAATTCCGCAGTTGAGACAATCATAAACTATTTAAGTTTGATTGTCAAGTGCTCCAGAGAAGATTTGAACTTCCACGCTTTTTAAGGCGGCGGATTCTAAGTCCGCTGTGTCTACCGTTCCACCACTGAAGCAATTGGAGGCGGGGGGTGGAGTTGAACCACCTACCTGAAGCTTATGAGACTTCTGTGCAACCGTTACACTTCCCCACGATGATGGATTAAGTGTGATACACCTCATAAGGATGTAACAGTGACTTAACCTCTATCCTTTTATATAGTAACAAACTCAGAAGAATTTGTCAAGCATTGGGATAGGGACTTGAACCCTAACTAAAAGTTTTGGAGACTCTCGTGCTACCAATTACACCATCCCAATAAATTTGGTTATAACCAATACCGAAAGTGGGATTCGAACCCACAACATCCTGATTTTGAGTCAGGCACCTCTACCAGTTGGATTACTTCGGCAAGTAGGAGTAGGGAGACTTGAACTCCCACGGGATTGCTCCCAGCAGATTTTAAGTCTGATGTGTCTACCGATTCCACCATACTCCCATAAGGTAATCTTTGATTACCAAGTGCTCCTTGCGTGGATCGAACACGCCTCAGGCGAATTATGAGTTCGCTGCATTCACCAGATTGCTAAAGGAGCAAGGTAGGACTGCAGAGAATTGAACTCTGTTCACACCGTTATAAGCAGTGGGCCTTAACCAATAGGCGACAGTCCCTTAACCCTTGACTCAATCATCATAAGGCATCTAACCAAGAAAGTCAAGTGCCTTGTGCCAGTCCTTAAACTGGCAACGTCCTTTGAGAGATTTGAACTCCCGACACATAGGTTCGTAGCCTACTGCTCTGTTCCACTGAGCTAAAAGGACAAGAAAGGGGATTACTCCCCAGTTCGCTCAAAGTGCTATTGCTCAAACGGCAACAGCAGTTCTGCGGAAAGATACGATGTTGTTGAGATTTATTCTCGAAACCCTCTGCCCAGTCGAATACCAGTTCATCCCCAAGAATGGAGATGTGGGGAGTCGAACCCCAGTGTTGGACAGATTGTTGCCCCTATTGGAGCAATTCCAGAACTAGGATTCGAACCTAGACGTACACCTTCAAAGGGTGCTGACCTGCCAGTTAGTCGATTCTGGAGTAGGAGTCTAGGGTGGGATTCGAACCCACGGTGATAAGAGTTTTGCAGACTCTCGCATTCGACCACTCTGCCACCTAGACATTTGAACTATCTGGAATTTCCAGATAGTTGAGAGCCCTCAGTCGGATTTGAACCAACGACCTACTCATTACTAGTGAGTTGCTCTACCACTGAGCTATAAGGGCGGGGTGTCGTATGAGAATTGAACTCATCTCCTCTGTTCCACAAACAGATGCCTTAACCACTAGGCTAACGACACAAGGCAGTGGGTAGAATTGAACTACCGACATAGAGGGTATGAATCTCTTGTTCTACCACTGAACTACACTGCCAACGGAAGTGGTTGGATTCGAACCAACGGATGCCCTTAAAGAACATCGGCGGATTAGCAATCCACTGCATTAAACCTCTCTGCCACACTTCCTTAATGTTGCCTTGAAGCAACCTAAGTGCGATTTAGGTTGCTTCAAGGCAACAATGGAAACAACTGGACTCGAACCAGTGCTCTTTCGATTATCAGTCGAATGCTTTACCAACTAAGCTATGTTTCCTGGTCGGAATGACAGGATTCGAACCTGCGACCCTCTGTTCCCAAAACAGATGCGCTACCAAACTGCGCTACATTCCG